CCTAGATACTCGACGGTGAGATCTTTTTTCTTTGTGCCGGTCGTGGTGATCTTGTATATTGGATTCATTGGATTCGTTATGTCAAAATGATCTATAGTCCATATCAGATCACCCGTGGCACATTCTGTTCTTAAGCGGAATTCTTTTATTACTAATGGCGTGCCTGGGTCGGATATGGTCGCATGCGCCTCTATCATGTCGGCTGTTACTATGCGATAAGATAGCCCTGTTGGGTCGTCTGTATCATTGACGTCGACCCTTAAAAGACATTCTCTCATGCCTATTGTGTAATATTGGACACGTTGCATTAATGGCCATAATCCCGAATTGTCTAATAGCCCGCCGTTTCGTGTTAATTCGCTAGATTCGCCGCTTGATATAATTGTAGGCGCCTCCATATATAGGGCGGTTAACGCCTGGGTCGTTTGCTTGAAAACATTAGACGACATGTCAGGCTTGCCTATCGCGTCCTCTCTCAATATAGAGAAATTTTCTTGGAGCGCTATAGTAAGATCGCCCGCCCATTCGCCGCTCAACATCCGCTTTCTTAGTGCGGTGTGTTCTGATCTGCGGTTAGATTCTGCTGATTCCCATGTTGGGAAGGTTGGAATTATCATTTTATCACCATTTTCTTTTTAGTTTGCTGATTCTAGGACTGTTATATTTTATATCAATTACTGGCATTATGCCATATCTCAAAGCGTCGATAGCATGTTTCCATTCGCTCATAGTATCCATGGCGCCTGATTTTTTTAGTGCCCAATATTTAAGACTTTTAATTGTTCTATCACATTTTGGGAAAATTTGAAATCTCCCTGTACACATTAACTCGTGAATTAATTGACTACCATACCAGACCGACCATTTTGGCTTATGGGCTGTTTTAATTTTAAACGGTAGATTAGATTTAGGATAGCCAAGGACATGAGCAAACCCACTAGAGAGCATGGCGTTATTCATTTTACCAATTCCTTTTTTGCTACCACCATGCGCCCTGTCACCTGTCCATCTTGTTATGTCTGCTATTTCTAGATCATTGTTTTTTAGCATGTTAATTATGCCCTGTGCATGTCTATTAGCTCCGGCGCCGTCGCTGATATATTCATCAACAATATAAACAGTCGGCTTTGTGTCGTCTGTCATGTCAACACATGCCAGAATTGCCACCTGTGAGGCTATATCATGACCGTGATCAATTCCGATAGTCCAAACCAACCGCCGGGTTTTCTCATTTCCTGAATCGTCGTAATATATATATGACGGCGTAAAATCGTCAATCATCTCGTCACTAAAAGAATCAAAAATTCGCCCGTCTGGAACGCCACCGTTCCAGTCTCCGGACATTCTGGCGGATCTGTCTATTGGTAAATAAGAAATTGATAAAGCGTCTATGTCTGACTGATTTAACATCGGTTTACATCCTAACGGTGTACAGTTTTCCACGTTCATAATCCCAACATGCTCAGAAATTAACCCATCTTTTACCATCTTTTTTAGATAATCAATTGGGGCGCCAATAGGGGTTAATGTAATCAACATGTCGCCTCGTGTTCTGGTCACCCTAGCCTTTAACTCTCCCCATATTTGAGGCGGTGGAGGCTCATCGATCCACATAAAGTCTACTGTTCCACTGGCCACACCTAAAGTGCCTTGTCCGGTAGTTTTGAAAAATGCGATACTTCCGTTTTTATACCGAACAATTGGGTATTTTCCTTTAAATCCTTTTCCAGGTATGTACTCGGTATCTTTATGTAGTTCGTCTTTAGGTGCTAACTCCCAAAATTTCGCCTGGATTACTTTTGATTGCTCCCAACTATGAACAATAATCCAAACGACTAACGGCCTTTTTTCTACATTCTTGAATCGATGGGCGCCGATACATCTAGAATGAGTTTCATAAACGCCGACCATTGTTTTACCGATCTGATTACCTCCCCGCAGTAAGACTATATTTGACTCGTCGCATAATACTCGACTTTGAATCGGTGTCGGTTGCCAATATTTAATTGGATCTCTGATTGTATCCGCTGATAATTTTTGTGTGAGATCTACAATTTTTTGAAGCGAGTTCATTTAAATAATTCCTGTTGCATTAAAAAACCTATCTTACCCCATTGATCCGCAATTGCCGCCGCTACTCCAGGGAAGGTTTTAGATCGAATTTTTGATCTTTCTGCTTTTGGGGCGTTCGCGTACCAGCCCGGCATAGTACGGCCACTTTTATATTTTACCCTAGGCGGCGGTTTAACAATGTTTGTCAATTTTAAATTGGGTAGATTTTTTAACCATAAACATGTTCTTTTTTCAAAAGGATCGCCAAATTGGAACGGGTTTATTATTTGATCCGGTTTCCGATAATGTGTACTCATAATTCCAACTGGATTCTCAATTGCAATTTTATCACAATTGGCATGTACAAACGTCATGAAAAACTCAATTGCTTTTTTTCGATCATCGTGTCGCTTAATCGCTTTTTCACCATATCGATCTATATTAAACCACCTGTTTCCTGTTACGGTTAAATACGTGCATGGGGGAAAAGCTAAAATTATATCCCAATTTTGTTTTAATAATTTTGTCACATCTCCCCTAATATGCCATTGAGGATAACCCCCACTACTATCTAATAAATCACAACTAAACGCTATATGACCCCTTTTTCTCATTGCAATAGTAATCGCTTGGCTCTCTTCGCATGCTACCAATATTTTTAATTTCATGTCGACCCAATTGAAACGACGTTATTGTTTTGAATGAATAGCGACTCAAGGGCGCCCCGTTGTGACACTGGAAGAGAGATAATTGCCTGTTCTAGCATTAATAATAATTCCTCTGGATCTACATCCTCTACCTGATTACCGGCGGCGATTTTCAATTCTGTATATCGGTCATGAATCTCTAATTGTAATTTATGCAATGAGGAAAGGGCGCCCATCGATCCCATATCTCTTGACGCCTGTATGTCTAATTGTAGCTCAATTAATTTGTCTTTCCTGAAATGAATTGGATCGTCTTTAATTGTTAGCTGTCCAAATTGGGGCACCGGGGTAAATTCCATTTTTGGAAGAGGTTCTTTTTTTGGCTGTCCTTCTTGGATTACTCTTTTAATCGTCATGTGAGATACGCCATATACATCTCCTAATTTTGCAAAAGAATAAGCGCCGGATTTATAGAGATCTTTAATTTCGATTTTATCTGATTCGGTTAGTCGTCTTTTTTTTGCCATTTAATTAACTCCACTTTGGATTAGCAATAAATCGAATTTGTGGATCTCCTTGATAGCCCTTCTCCCAGATAAGCCAACAATAAGCCACGGCATTATCACCGGCAAAATTGCCCGCCTTGCCGATCTTGATCCGATATGAATAGACATATATATATTTAGGCATGAATCGCTTGAATAGGTAGTATCTAATTTTAGTTTCTAGATACCGAATAGGAAGGAGCAAAAGCAATTTAGATTTATCATTCAGAATTGAAATAGATTTTTCGATAAATTCGCTTGATAATTTAAAAGGCGGATTTGTTATTATATCCCCCCCCCATTTTTTAATTGGGCATGTTAGATAATTCAATTTATCCCCATAGCCACGATCGATTAAATCTGTTGACTGAACCAAAAAACCATTTTTTTCTAAAACTCGACTGATATGACCCGCCCCGCATGCCGGCTCCCAAATAGATCGATTTAATCTGATTCTGTCATCCGATAATTTATTTAAAAAAATCTGTACGTCTTCGGGATTTGTTGCGTAATAATCGTTTTTATCTCTGATCTTTTCCGTGTGATTTGAAGCGCCTATTAATGGATACGTTGTATCTTTTTTCACAAGTTTTATCCTTTTTTTATTTTTTGCTTGCAATTTAAATTAGTGTAACAAACTGAAACGAGGAAAGCGAGAAAAAGGAGTCGTTGTGGGTCGCTCCCCTAAAAAAAAGTTACCACACAAGCCCCTGTTCTTCGACGTTGTAGAACTACACGAAAAAACAAATGTTACAAATGTTACACCGTGCTTTTGCGCCTTGCTTCTAATATACTTTTGCGCCGTTTGCTCTTTTATGATCCTATTTATGATCGCAATATAAATTAAAATAACCTTAATTGTTTCTGGTGATTCTCTAGTCGTTTTATTGCTAATTTATAGTAGTCAGAATCTAACTCATATCCGGTTAGATCATAGCCTAGGTTGTGACAAGCAATTGCAATACTACCTGAACCAAGATGAGTATCTAGGATCTTGTCGCCTTTCTTTGCATACGATTCTAATAGCCAAGTATATAGACTAACGGGCTTTTGTGTTGGGTGTATCTTGCCCCCTGTATCCTCCCATAAACTCGCCGATCCTACCCAATGAATCCGCTTGATCTGCAATGGCTTATCGTATGAAGTCCAAGCCAATTCACCATCTCCAAACAATGAAGCGCCGTTATTTTTATCCCAAACAATCCATGACTTTGTTGGGGATAGGTGATCGGTCATGTAATTACCCCCCCAAATGATTTGGTTTTTTGATACTCGTTTTAATTGATCGAAGTATCTTCTTGTAGGGATCTCATTATCCCAATTCTTTTGATCAAATTTGCTTCGATAATCTCCCTCTGTTTTACTGCTCATTGCTGATCCCATGCCTATCCCATACGGCGGGTCAACAATAGCCAAATCAAAGCTATCATCCTCCATCAACTTCATAGCTTCAAGGCAATCACCAAGCCTTAAATCAATCATCTGAATCAATCCTAAGTCTATTAATTCCCTCGTCAAGCATACCAATTATAATGATTAAATGATCGGCGATCTTTGCTGTTGTCTCTATGATTTTCTCTAGATCTTTTTTCTCTAAAGGCTTCGATCCTAGCTCTTTAATTTGTTCGTTATTCATTAATAACTCTTGCGGTTTATGGTTGATTTTGTTGGCAATTGTTGAAGCATTAGATCGATCTCTTTTACTGGCCTGTCAAGCTTTTTGTATAGAGCTATCAAGATTTTTGGTTTGATTTTATTATGAATCTTAGACCATTCTTTTATTAATTGCGGTACTAAATGACCCCTTGAAATGCCTATATATTCCGCCATGTCTTCCTGTGTTGATAAAGGAAATTGACTAATTAAATACTCCCCAAAACCTGATAGAGATCGGTTGTTTTTTCGATCTCTATTAATAGCCGGGCGCTTTCTGTTATCCGGCATGGGGTTAATCATCTGTAGACAGATAGTTAATTTCATCTCTAAAAGATCGGCCTGAATTTGCCGTCCATTAACGATCAATTCTTTAATCTGCTCCCTGATCTTTTCTTGCGCTTGCTCTGGTCCTATATCCCTAATTAGCGCCTGGATTTCTTTCGGAGTCATAGTGCACCGCCACATGCTCGCATCCATTCAGCGACGCCGCATGCGTCTGTTACGTGGTCTAGCTGTCCGTGCACTCGTAGGTGTGGATTAATTGAGGGACATCGAAGCGGGATCTTTTTAAGGGATTCGATCTTGCATTGTTCACGGCGTGTCCTTGGCTTGGTTCCTATCGTTTTTGATCGCCATTGCGTCGCCATGGTATATCGGACCATTGACACCCTATCACCTAATAAAGCGTTAAATGCCTCGACTAAACCGCCGCCTGTCTCAGCTACTGATAAGCCTGATCTTAGATTAGCCGTTTGTTTGATTCGCCGGTGCAATGGATTAGATATATGAGATAGATCTTGAACTGCAGAAAAAGCCTGTTCACATGCGATCTGTACAGGCTCAGTAATTGACGGGGCTATATAAGCGGCTATCCCTCCAATTGAGCGCCGGATTTCTGTATTTATGATTAGATCGCCGTCTTTCTTTTCGGTGTGTGTGATCTTGAACGCCGACTTTTTGTTGCGTTTACATTTCTTCCAAGACCAAACATGCATGATAAATCCCGTCTTGCTCTGGAGGACTATCGCCCCCTCTAATGCCGGGTCAATTCCTAGTGTTAACATTCTGGATTCTCTGGGAAAAGGGGCACGCCTTCAAATGGGTCCTCATCTAATAATATTGTTTCTGTTTTTCTTGGCGTTGAAACCCAAACCATGCAACGATACAACACGTATTTTTCTTGAATTTCCCAAACAGCATAACCAAAATTATCTTTAGAACATTGTACAGATCGCCCTCTAAATAGAGCCTTGAATACCTCTAAATCCTCTATATTAATAACCCACGTTTTGAATTTGTTATTATAGTGATTCCTTTTTTTAATCTGGTCAATTGATATGTTGCGCTCAATTAGCCATATAAGGGCCGCGCTTAGTGATTCCTCTTTTGTCATGTTAATCCTTTTGGTTGTTTGTGTATTATAAGATCACATGCCCCATTCCATCTGTCAAGAATTTCCCTCAAAACTGTCTATAATGAGATATAGGGTTAATCATGTCAGATAGAACCACATAGATCCCTTTGAAGCGGTCACGTGTTTGTATCGTGATTGTGGGGCTAGTTGGTGGTTTGTGTCAGATAAACACCCTAAAAGCCCATGTACACATTAATTGTTTTTGGTTATAGTCGGTTTTCTATAGCAATTACAGAATAATAATAAAGATGATCTCTTTAATTATATATATATACCAATAAATAACCCTATAGCTTCGATAGCCTCGACGGTGTAGAATGACGGCTCTAGCGGGCTTTAGCCGTCGCCTTTTTTTCGTTGGTGTAATATAGCCCCTGTTTGTGGGTGTTATAGGGTTATTGCTTTTCTGCCTATCTGACACATTCAAAGGGATTCAAGCGGTTAATTTGGGTTAATTTAAGTTAATTTATAAAAACCTTACTAATATGTTTGACAAGTATATTGGAATGAATTACATTAGATACATAGAAACAACAATCAACCAAGGAAACGACATGACTTTATTTGAACAAGGAAAAACCTACACAATGAATTGGATCACTAATTCAGATTTAAAAACTGAATGGACAGTTTTAAGAAGAACAAAAAAAACTATCTGGATCATAGATCAAAACGGAACTAAAAAAATGAATAGGATAAAAATCTATGATGATTGCGAATATGTTTTGCCTTTTGGCGATTACTCCATGTCTCCTTCATTGAGAGCAAAAAACATTATTTAGAATAAAATCTATTCTAACAAAGCCCCAATAAAACGGGGCTTTTTTGTTTTCTTTAATTTATTAATTAAAAACCTTTCCAATATACTTGACAAACATATTAGAATGAATTAAATTAAATGTATACAAAAAACAACAACAAAACAAGGAAACGACATGAACACAATAAACACACAAACAAATAACCAATACAAAACCCTTGCCCCTTCATCGTTAAAATTTGGAAAAAAAACATATAAAAAAACAAGCATAATTTTTGATGATAAAACCAATACAGTATTTTTTAAACACTTCGGAAGAAAACAAAAAGGGGCGTTTTTGAAAGATCAAGTTTCAATTATTGTTTCTTATGATTTTGGATCGGATACCTACACAATAACCGCGAAACATTTTGACGGCAAAACCATGGACAGTAAAAAAATCTTTTCTTATGATGGTATGTTTTGGGATCAATTTTCTGAAATACAAAATTATTTAAATCATAATTGTTAAATCTATTCTAAACAAGCCCCTATAAAACGGGGCTTTTTTGTTTTCTTTGATTTATTATCAAAAAACCTTACTAATATGTTTGACAAGTATATTAGAATGAATTACAATAAGAGTATACAAAAAACAACAATCAAACAAGGACAAACGACATGACACCAATAAACGCAAAAACACAAAAAGCTTACCAAGGCGGAAACATCACAGCTCTTTTATCTGCTCCTTTTGAAAATCAAACATGGGCTACATATAGACAATGGTTAGAACTTGGAAAGCAAGTACAAAAAGGATCTAGAGGCACCAAGGCGATCAAAATGGTCAAAATTACAGACAAAAAAACCGGTGTTGAAAAAATGGTTCCTAGAGGCTTTACAGTTTTCAACATAGAGCAAGTCAAAGAAATCGCATAGACGCAAAAAAAATAGACCTCCTAGCCCCTTCAATGGGGTTTAAGGGGTACACAACCAACCAAGGAAAACGACATGACAACATTAACAGAAATAAAAACAGTTTCACCAGAATTCATTATTAACAAAGCACGCCTTTTGTCTTGCTGTAACTTCCAAGGATCAAAAGTTTATCATGTAAAAAATAAAAATTATTCTGGAAAAGTTAGAATTTATTGGAGTAAATACAATCAAAAAATCGAAATAGACTGGAATTTTAAAAACTAAATAAAAAAACCTTACTAATATGTTTGACAAGTATATTGGAATGAATTACATTAGATATATAGAAACAACCAAACAAGGAAAACGACATGACTAACGCAAAAATCGAAAAAAACTTAATCTACATTTCAATCAATAACAATTGGGAAGAATACGCAACCTTCCAAGAAAAGAATAGAAACCATCGCATTACAATTGTACAAAAAATAAATAACGATACAGAATTTTTTGCCAAAATTAAACAAATTCATATTAAAAATAAAAATTGGAAATTAACAGCCATAAGACCTTTCGAGTTGTAAATTTTCATTTTCTCCAAAATAGCCCCTTCAATGGGGTTTAAGGGGTACACAAACAACTAAAAAACACGGCATGACAATGACTAAACAAGACACAACAACCGATAACCGCTATCATTCTTTTTCAATAGGCACCGGCGCCCAAATTAAAGCAATTATCAAACACTGGGCGCATGTATATACTAGTTCAACCTCAAAACAACAAAGCGCTTTAAAAGAGCGTTTAGATGCTGTCAGAGCTAAGCAAATTATAACGATCGATACCACGGATAAAAATCATGCTTATTGGTCCATACTTGGATCATGTGGGAATCACGATCAGACGATTAGACAGCATGATATTCACTGCACTTGTACAGCTTTTCATGTGAGTTCAAAAGGGATCGGCAAAAAGCCATGTAAACATCTTTATGGACTAGCCACATGGATAATTGGACCTGAAAATTTATAACAAAAAACAAGGAATTACATGATTGAATTAATGAAAAGAAGAATTTTATCTATGAAGAAATCACTTGAAACATTGAATGAGATAAACGACCCTATGCATGAAGATCTGAGGGAAGAAATGAAAGAAAGAATTACAACCTTAGAAAGAAGAACATTAAAATTAACCCGAAAAAAAGGATAACAACATGAACAATTATAAAACCCGAAATATGCTTATCGAATCTTTCGAAAATTCAATAAAAGAAATGGGCCACAAAACAGTAAAACGAGAGGCGATTGAAACAATAACCTCATGCCGTGGCGGCGCTATGTTTCAACGAGAATTTAGAATTGCATTTAATCATGTTTTCCATGATCAAGTTTCTATTTCTTTTGGTCAATGGCTAGACCGCCAAATTAGAGATCAGGGGAAAAGTAGAGTTATGGCGGCTCAAGAATTGGGTGTATCCCATCAATCTATTAGCCTATGGATAAGCGGAAAAAGCAAATTAGGCGGCCATTATCTTTTTGCTATTATTCGATTAGTAGCAAACTGGAGAGAAGAATCAACGGATATAATTTCGGCTGAAGTTGAGAAAGTGATCTAATGAAAATTTCAACATTCAACAACCGATTCGACAAAACCCCTAAAACTATTGACCTTGAATTGGGCGATCTATTCGATGGTTTATCCGCTAGAATGTCTAATAATTGCACCGATAAAAATAGCCTTCCCTTGTGGTCGCCAACCACTTTTAAATCGTCTAGATCACAGAGTAACGCTATAGAGATCTCATGTCTGGTATATGACATGGATGATGGAATTGCTCCGTTTGATTCTTGGCGTTGTTTCTCAGAATTTAACGTCCTTGCTCATACGTCATTTTCACATACACCATGGTTTCATAAATACAGAATTATAATTCCCCTAGCTAAACCGATCAGGGCTAAAAATTGGCGCCTTGCTCATGTCGCCGGGTTACAATTATGGGCTGAAAAAGTAGGGCGTGGGGAGCCTGATATTAAGGCAATTAAAGATTCCGCTAGAATGTATTATAGGTATGCGATCCCTCAATCAGATAGCGGCGGCGGCTGTCCTATGCACCCTAAAAACTATCATAGGATCGAGGGCCATGTATCCGGTAAATTCTTAGATCTTGATTATTCCCATATCAAAGAAGAAATTAACGAACGGGTGAAAATTGATAAATCGGCGCCAATTGCTTACAATGATCTGTTAAATCAGACTCATGTAAGATCTCGAATCGCTCATGAATGTGGCGCTTCCATATCCGGCAATGTTGCAAGAAAGATTAAATGTTTGAATTGCGGAGACAATACAGTCCATTTTTATATTGATATATCACAGGTAGCAAAACCGCAAAAATTCGCCCGTTGTAATCATTTTAATTCATGTGGTTGGTTTGGTGATCTGGGGAAATTATGAAAAAATCTAAACTCATCGAAATAGCAAAACAAGAAGGATTCGAGCATGTCGGCGGTAATTCAAGAACCCCCCATGGCGCCGATATAAAAACTTGGGATATGCTAGCTCTGAATCGTGACGAACTCCCCACTAAAACACTTGATAATTTATCGAAGATTTTAGAAAACGATCCGGCTTTTTCCTCCCTTTCATTTAATGCTATGAATAATAAAATAACCTGGAACAATGAAGAAATAGAGGACTATCATGCAATGATAATTAGGCGTGATATAGAAAATCGTTATTCTTTTATTCGCAATTCTAAGGACATAGGCGACGCTGTTATGATGGTAGCACGTAATAACATAACAGACCCCATAAAAAGCTATCTAGACGGATTGAATTGGGACGGCGTGCCACGACTGAACGATCTATTGTCTAATGTTTTTATGGCTGAGATAAATTCTAATACTGAGGAATTGATAGCTCAAATTTCAGCCAAATTTTTTATTAGCTGTGTTGCCCGGATATATCGACCTGGGTGCAAGGTTGATACATGTTTAGTCCTAGTTGGTGGGAAGGGTCTAGGTAAGTCTACATCTATGCGAGATCTAGCCGGTGATTCTTATTTCTCAGATTCCCATATAGATATTGGGGGAAAAAATGGCTATGAATTACTACATTCAACCGGCGCATGGATCTGGGAAATTGCAGAAATGCACAGCCTAAACGGCAAGGATTCAAACACGGCTAAACAGTTCCTAACCTCGCCGGCTGATACATATCGACCTAGTTATGGACGGTTCCCAATTACCAGGCAAAGAAGAACGGTTTTTTGTGCCACGACTAATGATTTTCAATTCCTTTCTGACGGTCCTGAGCGGCGATTCTGGCCCGTTAATATACAAACGCCGATCGATATAGATTACATTAAAACTAATAGAAACCAGATATGGGCGGAGGCTGTAGATCGCTATAAAAAAGGTGAATTGTGGTGGCTTGATTATGATCTAGAGGAAAAATTAGCACAGTATCAATCATCCTATATTATCGACGATCCATGGGCGGGGAAAATTCTAACTCGATTAAATAACTCACTTCCACATGAGGCGGTTACAACGGCGATTCTAATGGATGCTATCGATCTCCCGTCCTCACAACGCCACATAGGAAATTCACGGCGAATCGCTCAAATTTGCCGTGATCTTGGATATGGGCAAATTAGAAAACAATCAAGAAGAGCATGGCAAAAATTAAAAAACTAACCCCAAAAAACACAGGAAAAATAAAATGAATAGAGACAAATTAATTATACTATACAAAAAATACGAATTGACGGCTGAAGATGTTTTTAAGCATGCGCATTATTTAATAATTACCCGTGGCGGAATTGAAAAAATACAAGCAATGGAAAAAATCTCGATTGAATATTCAGTCATTAAATGCGAAAAAGATTTTTGTGTCGTAAAAGCAAAAGCGGAAAAAAACGGTGTATTTATAGAAACTTTTGGCTCAGCATTAAAGGGCGCGTCACACAAAGAAGGAAATTGTAATTCTTGGTACGTTATGGAATTTGCAGAAAAACGGGCTATGTCAAGAGCAATTTTAAAACTGACCGGATTCTATTCTTTAGGCGTATTTGGTGAAGACGAATCAGACGATTTTAAGAAAAAAACCCCAAAACACAACGGATAGACAAAATGAATAAATTTTACATTATGCCAAAAGAAAAATATAGCCATCAGCCTGGATGGCAATACGTGAGAGACATTCTATATATTAATCATTGCTCAGTCGCTCAATTCGCGACGTTAGCCGGAGTTTGTAAAACTGGAATATATCGAATTTTTTTAGGCGCCGGAGATCCTAGCTATTTTCACCTAAAAGTAATCGTAAAAACACTAGAAAAAGTAGACGGCCAATCGTGGAAAATTCACCTAATAAAAATCGTAGAAAATGACTATAAACGAGAGGCTAGAAAATGACCCTACTAACCGCCTGGATTTTTGACAAAAAACCCTAAAATATATATCAACCTCATTTAATAAACCAAATGAAAAAATCAAATTTCGCTACGTTTGTTTTATCAGAAAAAATAAATCTGATTCTTTTTGGAACACATACGACCCCCATGTTTTTTGGGCTGATAATTTGGAAGAAGCAAAGCGGTTTTTCTTTAAAGTGTTCCCTAATCTTCCGATAGAAATAGACATGGGCGGGGGTGATCGTTTTATCTCAGAAGAGGCGAAAATTATGATTAATAAAGGGCAATTACAATTATTCTAATAAAAACTTTACTAATATACTTGACAAGCATATTAGAATCAATTAAACTAATAGAGTAAAACAAAACAACTAAACAAGGACAAAAAAATGACTAAATTAACACCAATGGAAATGGTAACACTCTGGAAGCACCAATTACCAAGATTGATCTCTGACATTAAAGAGCAATTAACATGGGCAGATGTTGAAGGATTTACCCCATTATATTCACGAGAAGAAAAGTTTGAAATTCTTGTTTTGGCGGAAGATACTTTTAATCTTGAATTTTAATCTAACCCTATTCAAGCCAAGCCCCTTAATTGGGGCTTTGTGGGTACACAAACAACCAAGGAAAAAGACATGACTAACAACGAATTAGAACAATGGGCTGATACTAGAGAAACATCTTTTGAGATTGCATTAGCAATCAAAGAGTTCTGTAATGGTGATCTTGCAGAAATGCAAAATGAATTTGAAAATGGATTTAATTCAGAGGAAATAATCAAAAAAGCATTTAACAATTCTTGTGAAAGCGTCCTTTTTTGGGGCGAAGAAATTCACAAATAAATAATTAGCATAACAAACAAAACAACCAAGGAAAACAACATGACAAACTTATACAGAAATACAATGCAAACTAAAGATGAGATGAAAAGACTTAAGATGCTAACGGTTCGCTGTGACACACACGAGACAATTTCAATTGAGATCGGTTCGTCTTGCACACTGCGATTATCGGAGGAAGAGGTAGATGAGCTAAGAAGATTACTTTACCATGCTTCTAATTGTGCAATGACAATTCGTACGAGAAGATTAGTTAAAGAGATTAGATTAGCATAACAAACAAAACAACCAAGGAAAAAACATGAATTTATCAAATGACTGGGGCAGTTTCTGGGAAGAGTGCTTTAATTGCGGCTTTAAATATCACGCCTCGGAAGGGTGTCAACGTTCAGAGTGTGACGAAAAATGGTTTCAATTAATGGAAAAAGAAAATGAAGAAAGCGAAGAAAGCGAAGAGGAATCAACATGAAATATACATTTACAATAATAGAATTGAATGATGACCTAACAAATGAAGATCTTTATAACCTGATTGTTTTTGGAGATGAAAGCGGCCTTGTTAATGATGTTGAGCAATCCAACAACAGCATATCATATTCAATGAAAATAGGAGACATTGTCACCCTTGAAACAATAGGAAAAATAGACCCCTTACACTATGAAATTTGGAGCGATGAACAAGACAAAACTATTTTATTTATGGAGTCAGTATGAAAAAATTAAGCAATTTTGACTGGATTCTAATCGGCTTTTGCTTGTTTCCTGTGCTGTATTTCAAAGAATATATAGATCTTTGTTTCTCAATTATTGAGATAATAAACAGCTAAAACAAAAAAAGAAGGGGTTATAATCCCCTTCTAATTTACAAAAAACAACCTTAGAAAATGACAAGTTCTCTAACGACATTTTAATATAACATTCTTTTTTTATTTTGCCAAATTATAGATCTTTTATGATTTTTTCAATTACCGGAATTACATTAGTTACGGCATTAAAAATTATTTCTGTTCGTTCGTCTGATGTGATTTTTTTGCCACCTTCTGAACTGTTCTTTTTTGCTTCTTTGACCCCTTTTACTATTTGAATAGCAACAGGAAAAAAGGCTTGAATTATTTTAATTACTGTCATTTTTTTATCCTTTTATTTTGTTTTAATTTCACTTAATATCATATCAATTTTTTGATCTTGGCGCGCTGTATTAATTTGAAATTCTGTTAATAATTTCGACATAAAAGTTCGATATGATTCTCTTTCTTCGCTAATAATTTGAGCGTGTGCAACTCGATCTTTTTCGGATTCTAACAAATACATTTCCCTATCTTTTTGATAATTATCTATCAAATGAGTGTTTTGATTTGTGATCGCCTTAATTTGCCCTAAAAAATCCTCAATCCATGATTCTAGTTTTGAAGATCCCCATGCGCCGGTTACCTCTATTTTTTTCCCAACCCAACGAGAAAGCGCCCATGTTGCCCTCCATAGCCCCCAACCGATCACGACCATTAAAACGATCGCCCCGCCCGGCCCTATGATAAGATCAATTAAACCGCTTGCCTCGGCCGCTACGTCTGCCGCTAATATTGATCTATGCATGCGATCTCCTTACCATCTGGCTTTTTTAGATCTTATATCATAATGCGTGAACGTGTGGTAGCTACCTAAGCCCCCCTCTTTCATTTTACCATTATTAATTAAAATCTCAATTGTTTTTTGAACTCGAAGCGCTGGAACTCCTGGAACTATAATGTCAGCGGCCGCCGCTTTTCTGTGCTGACTGTTTTTAACACCTCCAACTTTTTTATTATGCGATTCTGTTCTGTATCCACAATTTATTTTAATTGGAGTGTTGAGATAATCACGAAGAATTTGTAATTGTTCAGCTAGCAATTTAACGTTTTTTATTAATTTTTTTGGTACTTTTGACCCATCACTACAATCAAATTCTGATAAAGAAAAGTTTTTTGTTATCTTCATGTTACAAAAATCCCCGAAGTTTTATCCAGCCGATCGGCCGCTGATATTAAAGATTGAAAAATTTCTATATCCCAAATTTCCCCAACCATTGGATTATATAATGTTGCGCCGTCTTTTTGTATCCCAAACCATAGGTCTACACTCGTATCTAATGGCAATTCAAAAGGCGTCTGACTACTGATTTTAAGATCATTAACATAAACCGTTATCGTGTTAGGTGAATCCTCAATTACAACGATTAAGCCGTATTCTTGCCCCCCCTCTAGGGTCATAGAAAACGTTTTAGAATTTGATGGAGTTGGCGTGGTTCCGCCCTGATTTGTGAAAACATCTATATTATTTCCATTTGTCATAATTACCCAACCATCATAATTTGGGCTTCCTGTATGGTGTCCAATTATTGTTTGTTTCCATAATACGGCGTTCACTTTGAATTTTAGAGAAATTACAAGCGGCTGGCCAGGGACTTTATCATAATTTCCCGTCGAATCTGCTAAAGCGGCGTACTGAGTCCCGCCGGCTAATACTAATTTACCATCTGTTAACGTAGCCCCATTATTTAAGACTAATCCCGCGTTATCCTCTAATCCTGTTATCGGTGTTGGAGTATAGCCACCGCCACCGCCGCCGCCGCTTGTTATGTCTGGATATGCCTGACCTGATAGGCTCGTATATGCTCTATTTCCCATGATCTTCCTCTCCTAACTAGATTACATTAACCATTTAATTTCTGATTTTTCAATTGTACAGGTTCCGCCGGTTTTGG